CGGCGCATGAATGTCCGGTCTTCGCGCTCGTCCGAGTCAAGGGGGATAAACCCGCCCTTTCGGAAGCGTAACAGTGCTTGTGAGGTGGTGTCAACGTAGTCGTCGTTCTCTCCGTTGGGAAAGGATGCAACTTCCTCGATCACCTCGCGTGCCCAACGCGTGTCTGGAGCCCAGACCACGCCAGAGGCAAAAAGGTCCGCCACAGCGTTCAGGCGCACAATTTTATCGTTACCCCGGCTGGGGCTGAACTCTTCCACCGCGATACCGATCGCCCGGAGCTCTTGGATCAGCGGCGCCCCTGCGGCTTTCTTTTCAACAATGAACGCGTCGGGCTCCCACTCTTTATAGTGTTTGAGCGCAATGGCCTTGAGTTCTGGGAACGCCATCCGGTCTTTGAACGCATCGAGCAAGATCACCTGCGCCTTGTCGCCCTCTTCCTCGTTGTAGAACACGCCCCACGTTGTGCACGCAGAATAGTCAGCGGAGTTCTTTGCTTCAAACGCCGTATCCCAAGACTGGATCACGTAGTCGCAGCGCGGTGGGTCTTCACTCTCCCAGATGCGCCAAGACTTGCGCGAGATGATCGCTGCGCTGTTGCTGGTGGGCTGCTGCATGTACTGGGCGTTCCAGTACTGAGGGTCAATGCTGGCCTTGGTAGCTTTCAGCGTAGCCAGTGGCCACTGCTCTGGCCAAAGCGACTTCTCATTCTCAGTGTCTTCGTGGAGAATTGCGGGGAGTTCGACAATTTCCCACGGCTCAGCGTCTGGGTTCTTGGCTTGGTAGTCGATCAGGCGTCCTGTCAGGTCCAGCTTGCCCCAGCGCGTCATCACAATGATGATCGCCCCGCCCGGCATCAGTCGCTGCAGCGGGCCCGTCTGGAACCAAGACCACGCAGTGTCGAAAGCCAGCCGCGAGTTGGCCTTTACGTCCTGTTCAGAATGTGGATCGTCAATAACAAAGAGGTCAGCACCACGGCCCGCCAGAGCTCCGCCAACACCAGCCGCGTAATACTGACCGCCCGCGCTGGTACTCCATTTGCCAGCCGCCTTTTGGTCGTCTGCCACCAGAGTTTGGGGGAAAAGCGCATGGTAGTCCTCGTCAGCCAATAAATTTCGCACGCGTCGGCCAAAGTCTTCGGACAGACCCGCCGTGTGCGTACCCATGATGATCTTCTTCTGGGGGAAATTGCCCAAGAAAAACGCCGGGAACAGGTAAGAGCTGAATTCAGACTTACCCATACGCGGCGCGATGTTGATGATGACCCGCTTTTTGGTCCCGGCGATCACTTCTGAGAAGATTTTGGCCAGCTTTCTGTGGTGCGGCCCGATCTTGAACCCCGGATACACGCTCTTGGCAAACTCAATCATGTCCGTTCGGGCCAAGTTTTTCTGCTTGTGCTCCTGCGCCTTGTCCAAAAGCTCCAGCGCCTCCAGCTTTTCAGCGGGAGACAGCTTGCCAAGGTTCTTAAACAGAACCGCAGCTTGCTCAGGCGTCAGTGGCGGGTTCTGCGTCATCGGTTTGTTCGTCAAGGGTGTGAACTGAACTCACACCCTTTTCTGTTATTTCTGTGATGTCGGTGACATCGGCGTCGGAGACGTCCATGAACTTGGCCAGCTTCTCTTTCAGGCGCTGGTCGATCTCTTCTTCGGTCATGTCGGTCTTCTTGACCTCGATCTTCTCCGTGAAGAGGCCCACTTCCGTGACCTTGCCCAGCAACCCAAGGGCTTTGAGCCGGATATTGGCGTTGGGGCTTTCGCATTCTTCGAGCAACTTGGCCACCGCGTACCCACGCAGCTCCTTGGCCTGATGCACAAACTCCCAGTCGTAGGCGGTCAACATCCCCACAAGGTGGCGCACAGCCGCAGGGGTCTCGATCTTGGCAACCAAGTCGTGTTGTTCTTTGATGGGGGAGGCGGTTGTCAGCGCCGAGAAAGTTTGACGGGCCTGTTGCTTTTCCAGCTCAGACACCGTGGTCTCAGCGTCAGGCGCTCCCATGTCCTTTAACCAGTCGTTGGTACTGATCTTGCCGTTGAGATGTTCAGCGGGCGCAAGTTTCTCCGCCGGAGCGGGCGCCTGTGATTTGGGCAAAACTTCGGGATCGAAGTCAAGGAGGTGGTCTAACATTTGGTCCTGACGGCTAAGGCCGGAGTTGCGGGTTGCTGTCCCGATGAGCTGAGTATATACTTACTTCCGGCTTTGATGCAACTTCGGTTGGTTCATTGCTTCTCCTTGGGTTGAGAGACCCCTTAAGCCCCGGCCACAAACCGGGGCTTTTTTTCGCCCGCGTTTTTTCAAAATTTTTTAAAAAATTTTTGGGCTGGGGTGTGTTGTCAAAGTTTAGACAAAGCTGTATTTGAATTTTTATATAGTAATTAGGTATTACAGAAGTAGTGGGAGCGGGTGAGAAACAGTGTTCATACGGAGCGGCCAGTGCTGTCCATACAGTGCTTGGTGGGGGTAGGGTGGGGTCTAAGGTACTAGGTTTTCCCTGCCGGTAATGCTTAGGAATACCCCCTTCGGTACAATAGAGGCATCGGTTAGGGAATGGTTCTCTGGCCGATACATCAACTCAAGGAGAAACTTCCATGTCACTGTCTATTCAACAATTCGCTTTCAACACCGGCGCAATGAGCCGCAAAGTGCGCGAGGCCGCAGACCCCTTCCACGCGGCCTACCTTGAGGGCACACCCGAGCAACGCAAAGACCTGCGTCAACGCTGGATGCTTGGCCACCTTGAGGGTCAAGGCTTCAAGGGCGCAGAGAGAATTCTCTCTGAGGGCAAAGGCGCAGGCGCCAAGCCCGAGCACATCAAGGCCATCGACCGGGCGAGCGCCGATTTCCGCTACATGGTGATTCGCCCCGAGGCCAAAGCCGCCGAGCCAGTCAAGTCGATGCGCTTGAGCGCAGATGTCAAAGCCGCCGCTCAGGCGTACCTCGCGCAGTTCGACAGCGTGGCCGATGCAATCAAGGCACTCAAGGCCGTTGCCAAGTAAGCCAGAGAGATTTCTCTCTCGAACTCAGCGGGCGTGGCTGGCCCGCTGTTCCATCCCATGTCAAAAGCCAAAACTTTAAGGAGAAACTTCCATGAACAACCTCGTCACTCGTGATGCCAAGCGCATCGTGCATGAACTGCACCACCAACTCAAGCACATCGCCCCCACGCACTTGTCCTTGGTAGCCAAGGCACTCGCCATCAAGTACTGCGTACCGCAGAAGGTCATGCTCAAGGCAATGGCTCGCTATGTCCGCATCCACCACACCAACTGAACTGGAGACAACCATGCGTAACACCAAGCAACCCACGATTGAGACCATCACCCAATGGCGTGACCAAGCAGGCGCACTCTGGTGCGCTCAGGTCTACTACCCCAACGGCAAGCGTGACCCCTACACCATCCACATCGTGAGCAAGGTAGGCACAACCATCAGCATCCCCTGTGCATCTGTCTCTCAGCTCTGGCATGAGGTCAGCATCCGCCAGCAACAGGCACTGCCCGGCTTCTGAGAGAGAACTTCTCTCTGACACCACTAAAGTACCCACTTTTGGGACTGTCCATCCTTCCATCGCGTGGACGCAAGAAAAGACAGCGTAAGTTGTTGATTCATAAAGGCGTTTGTCTTTTCTTGTCCCCTCTATATATATATATTAAATAAGATATAGATAAGAAGAGTGTTCTCATGTGTGTGGCCGTCTTCAAAAAGAAAATGAAAAAGAACTTCAGGCGTTGATACCCTGTGAAAAATACCGCTAGAAGGGACAAGAACTTATCAAGCCCAGCAACCATGCGGGTTTGGTGGTGTCTTTTTTTGCGTCCTACCCGAAGTACCGATGGACAGTAGCGGTTTTATCCTTGATTACTTCGATGTAATCTCGTTTACAATTCATCCACCCCATCAACACAGGAGCAATCATGAGCGACAACTACCGCAAGTACGCAGGCTGGGCCTATCGTGAGATACGAGCCAGGCTCTTGAGCGAAGGCCAAACCCACGAGATGGCCGACCTGACCATCGCACAACTGAAGCGGCAACGCAGTGCCCAGAGCATTGCCAAG